GTGTCATGAAGATCCAGACAATGCACCCAGCGATGGTCCTAACATGATTAAGTTAGACGACCTAAGTGATATATTAAAAGATTTGGTAAACATAGATAATGTGGTCAAGAGAAAATCTCACTAAAGAACAGTGGCGACACTATAAAAAATTTGGGTTTCCTCCTACAGAAATTAGTGTAGAGGAACCAATAGTTCAAGAACCTAAACCCATACCTTCTCACACTGAAACAATTTCTGTGTTATGTGTACGGTTTGGCTGGCGATATGGTCGTGAATATGTTGAACGTCTACGCAACATGGTAGCTAGACATCTAACAGTACCTTACGAATTTTATTGTTTAACTGACGATCAACATCCAATAGACGGTGTTATCAGCATTGTAAGACCTAATGAAGGCTATGCTAAAGGTTGGTGGCATAAAGTTCACATGTTCGATCCCAGGTTAAATCTTCGTGGAAGAGTTTTATATTTTGATTTGGATATTGTTATTCACAATAACATTGACAAGTTGGTATTAGGATATGACCAAGAGTTTTTGGGCATTAGAGATTTCAACAGAAAATTTAATCCCCAATGGAATATTCTTAATAGTTCTGTTATGAGTTGGCCTGCAGGATTGCATCCGGATATCTTTACCGTATTCCAAACTAATCCCAAGCAGGCTCAAAAATTACACGGTGATCAAGATTGGATTTGGCAAGTGGCAAAAAGTCGTATAACCTTTTGGCCTGAACGATGGATACAGAGCTACAAATGGGAAATCCGAGATAGAAACGAACTTACGTATAGTGGCGGTAAAAGACATTTTAAAGATATTCGCAGCCCAAAGATACATCCAGAGTGTTCGGTATGTGTATTCCACGGCGAACCAAAACCCGAAGATGTTAAAGACCCTTTTATTGTTGACAACTGGCAGTGATTGTGTTATACTAGTAGTATGACAAATACTATTACCCCCGAAGCGTTACGCACTCTTCTTCTTGAAAATGAGTGCATTGTTGAGTTTACCAAAGTGAATGGCGAGATTCGATCAATGCCCTGTACACTTAAAGCAGAGTTTATTCCTGATCCTGTCCCTGCCCCGCATTTCACTAATACAGACAATCCCATTGACTTGCCCAAAGTTAAAAAAGAAAACCCAGATGTTATGAATGTTTGGTGCCTAGATAAAAATGAATGGCGCAGTTTCCGTATTGCTAATGTTATTTCAGCGAAAGTAAAAAATGCCTAAACGTATCGGCTTTGCCTGCAAGTGGATCGATGGTCCCAATCAAATTAACGGGATCAAGCAAAAAGACAACTGTAAACAGTATAATACAGGGTCTACTACGGTATCTTGGTTAAATAGACAACAGAAAGAAACAGCCGAACAGAAGCTCTGGTCCCTGATGGAACAGAATATTGAAAGCTGTCGCTTACTGGTTGAAAAGGTAGGTACACTTAATGAAAATCTTAGAATGGTACGACTCAGCAGCGATATCCTTCCTGTTTACACTGAGCCATCTTGGAGCCGGTTTTGGCGGCTTCCCGATGTTAGGGAATATTGCGAAAGAGGATTTGGACAAATCGGAGATGTGGCTCGTAAGGCTGATGTTCGGTTGTCTATGCACCCTGGCCAGTTTACTGTGCTTGCATCTGAGTCTGATGATATTGTAAATCGATCAATAGAGGAATTCGAATATCATGTGGACATGGCTAGATGGATGGGATATGGCAAAACGTTTCAAGACTTTAAAATCAACGTTCATATCTCGGGTCGACGAGGCCCCAATGGAATACGTGCTGTTCTGGGCCGCTTGACGCCCGAGGCTCGTAATACACTCACAATCGAAAACGACGAAATGACCTGGGGTATTGAACACAGCCTTGAGCTAGTCAATGACTGTGCGTTGGTCATGGACATACATCATCATTGGATTAAAACTGGAGAATACATTGACCCATCTGACGACCGTGTTAAAAGGATTATTGATAGTTGGCGTGGTGTTCGCCCTACTTTACATTACAGTGTTTCACGGGAAGACTGTATTATTGACCATCCCGGACATATCCGCCCCGATCTTCCGTCCCTCTTAGAACAGGGCTACAAGAAACAAAAACTCAGAGCCCACTCAAACTTCTACTGGAACACAGCAGTGAATGAATGGGCACTGAGCTTTAGAGACGACTTTGATATGATGTGCGAAAGCAAGGCTAAGAATCTAGCCAGCTTTGCACTCTACGAACAAAGTCTTACGCAGCCGGCTTTGCTTTTGGCTTAGAAGGTGCTTTTGGCTTTGCAGTCTTTGGAGCAGCAGGCTTCTTGGCGAACTGTTGCTTTTTAGGTGCAGGCTTTTTAGCAGGTGCCTGAGCAACCACAGCCTCTGGTACAACTACCACTGCGTCAACTGCTGGTGCAGGTGATGCCTCTACAACTGGCACTGTCTCAACTTTGTATGGTACTTCCGCAGCTTGTTCTGCTGGCTTACCACCAAATAGTTTCTTTAATAAACCGATCATATTAAAATCTCCTTGTAGGTTATTTATGCGCTAAATATAGGATGGCACTACATTTCATCAAATACCTACACGAAGATACTGATACCAGAGAGATAGTTCAAAACAAGTTGAGTTTTGGCAAAGAAGAGCTTGATCCTGTTATGAGTAAAGCTACTCTAGACTATCACTTTTCTGGGCTAGCTGCCAAGTACGTTGAAAGATACAATGCAGGTGAAGGCGATGCTAAGTTTAATTATGGCGGTGCAATGCTGCATAATTTTTACTTTGGAAATCTAACTCCTCCTAGGGCTGCTAATAAGCCCACGGAAATGTCGGGTAAACTGATTAACGATGTCTATGGCAGCTTTGATGCATTTAAAGAAGCTGTTGAAAAAGAAGCTATGGCTATTCAAGGTTCAGGTTGGGTGTATATGGACGTTGCGGGTAAACTGCATACCATACACAATCACGAATATGCTAAAGGAATGAAAATTGCTCTGTTAATAGATTGGTGGGAACATGCATGGGCACTGGACTACCAACAGGACAAGGCCAAATACCTTTCAAATATTTGGCGTATCATCGACTGGTCTGTCGTGAACGACCGCTTAATAGGAGAATAACATGTTAGAAACATTATTTTGGTTAGCACTAGGTGCAGTTATTGGTTGGAATTTTCCGCAACCGGAATTTGCAAAAACCATACAAGCTAAGATCGTATCAGCATTCAAGAAGTAAACAAAACCCACGCCGTAGGCGTTGTATATAATATAAACACTCTAAAGGAGAATGTTATGAAGAAGCTAGTTATAGCATTGTTAATTGCAGGTGCAGGTGTTACATCGGCACACGCAGACGGGTATCGTCATCACGGTGGACATTATCGTGGAGGAAACGGTTGGGGTTGGGTAGCACCGTTAGCTATTGGGGGAGTTATTGGTTATGAACTTAACCGCCCCCGATACTACGACCCGCCAGTGATTGTACAGCAACCAATCTACTCGGTAACCACATCTCAAAACTGCACAGTTTGGACTGAAACCCAATATGCAGATGGTACCATAACACGTACTAGGACTTGTACACAATAATATGGCATACTCAGATAAAGTAATCGATCATTATGAAAATCCCAGGAATGTCGGATCTTTTGATAAGAGCGATCCAAGCGTAGGCACCGGTATGGTTGGTGCCCCTGCTTGTGGTGATGTAATGAAATTACAAATAAAGGTGGATCATGATACAGGTATTATTACAGATGCAAAATTTAAAACGTATGGCTGCGGATCGGCTATCGCGAGTTCGAGTCTCATTACAGAGTGGGTCAAAGGCATGCACCTCGACCAAGCCGGAGCAATCAAAAACTCCGACATCGCCGAAGAACTAGCCCTACCTCCAGTTAAGATACATTGTAGCATATTGGCCGAGGATGCTATTAAAGCAGCCGTTGATGATTACCGTAACCGACACAGCCAGTAAACGAATTAAACAAAATTTGGCAAAACGTGGCCATGGTGTTGGTATTCGTATAGGTGTAAGAACTACAGGCTGTAGTGGTCTAGCATACACCATGGAATATGTGGATGAATACACCGCAGAAGTGGGAGTGACTAATTTTGCACACGACGGGTTTGTTGTATTAGTAGATGCCAAAAGTCTGGCTTATTTAAACGGGTTGACCATGGATTGGATTCGCAATGGACTCAATGAAGGATTCGATTTTATCAATCCCAACGAGCGCGATCGTTGCGGGTGCGGCGAAAGTTTTAGAGTTTAATATTTGCCTACAGGCAGTTCAGTGCTGGCCGGCATATCCCAAATCTGCTTGCGTTCAACACCCTTACGCTGAGCAAATTTCTTGGCATCACAACTAGAGCAGACATGAAAGTAGTTGTTGCTCAAACGCTTGTGATCCATATGTTTTAGATCCCTAGTAAAAGTTTCATCGCAATTATCGCAACGGAAGACTGCAACGGTCTTTTTACGAACGTATTCATGCGGTGTTCCCAATTTACTGAGTCTAACATGTTGAGTTTGTTGGGTTTCTTTTTTTAAGAACATCACGTATTTACATTCGGCTTATAAAACTTTGGGCTAAATAGTAGAGCAACCATACATCTTAGGATCTACCATGGCAAGAAAAATTATTGATACCGGCGTTGTAGGCAACGACGGCACTGGCGACAGTATACGAGACTCATTCCGTAAGGTAAATGACAACTTTAGAGAACTTTACAGTTCGTTAGGTTTAGGTGAGAAGCTTACTTTTAAAAATCTAGACGATACTCCTAGCAGTTATCTTGGGCAAGAAAACGCATTACTTGCCGTTAATAATACCGAGACAGGAGTTGTTTTTAAACAGTTAACTCCGGGCTCTGGTATCAGTTTAGATTTTACTACCAACATAAACGAAATTAGAGTTAGCTCTGAGTTTTCGGAAGTTGTTGGAGATTCTAGTCCTCAACTAGGCGGAAATCTAAGTGCAAGATCTGGAGGACTACAATATAGAATTTTAGATCTAGGAACTAACGCACTTCCTATCACCCCACTATACGAACACGAAGCTGTTAATAAACGATATGCCGATAGCAAAATTGCTAGAGCAGGTGTTGATACAGTAGATCCTAGAACTGGGTTAACTAACAGTTCGTTTGGTAGAATGAGCGGACCTCTTATACTTTCTAGAGATCCTGAACCAGAAGACGATGATATTTATGGCGGATTAATTGCTGCAACTAAAAGATATGTAGACAATTCAGCTTTTGGCAGTTCAGTAAACTTGTATGTTGCAACTTCTGGTCAAGATGATAGAGTTGGGGTTAGTGCTGCTCTACAAGGTCGTGCATTGGCCTATGCCTATCGCACGTTGGAAGCTGCGCTTAAACGGGCAGAGGAAATAGTATTAGAAGCCAGAAACGAAATTGGTCCTTACAAAAAAACATTAACTTATAATAATGGTGCAGCAGAATGTACCTTGGATGACATAACAGACGCTCCCGCCAGTGGTTCTGGGTTTAGCGGATCACCGTTAATGAGTGTGGATTCAGTAGTTGTTAATAATGTTGGTGTGAACTATAGACCAGGTGATATACTGACTGTTGTCGGTGGAGCATTTGTTCAGCCAGCTAGAATTGAAATATTATCAACCACTGAAGCGGGCGGTGCATTAACATTTAGAATATTATCTACTGGTGTTTACAGCAGTTTACCTCCTACCAACACCAATGTGGCCACTACTGATGACAGTGCTAACGGACAACTTGCCACACTGAATCTAACCTATAGAGTCAACAATGTTGTGGTAAATGCTGGTGGAAGTGGCTACGGACTTGTATCTGTTAGAATTTCAGGTGGTGGCGGGTCAGGTGCATTTGGAACTGCTGATGTCCTTAGCGGCATTGTTCAAAGTATTACCATAACTGACCAAGGTTCTGGTTTTACCAGCTTACCTGTGGTATCAGTGTCTCTTCCAAGATTCTTAATTAATACTGACGGATACCGAACAGACTTTACAGGTGATGTGACCACATCAACTCCAAGTGCTGTT